AGATTAACTTACAATAAAGGTCTTGACAAATATTATGGTTTACTTGCACTCGCAGAAAAATATGATATATTTAAAAAAGTTTCTACTAAGTTTGAACTACCTGATGGTCGTAAAGTATTTGGAAAGTCTATAAATGATAATCCACAAGAATATTTTACAGATGAAGTAATGACAAAATTAGAAGAGGCGGCAATGAAAGAATATTCATATGGAGACAGTAATGAGTGAAATGAAACAAGGTGATTTAGTTACAGTTTTAACACCACATGGTGAGTTCGTTGGAAGATTAGAAAAAAATGATGACACTGGTGTTTATTTAAATAATCCAAAAATGATGGTAAGTACCGAAGAGGGCAAAATGGGATTTGCAAGAGGTGTATGCATGACTGGTGAAGAGAATCCTAAGACAATAATTTTTAGAGATGGTGGTGTAATATTAGTCACACCTTCAAATCAAAATATAAATAAAGCATATACTGAAGTTGTAAGTGGATTAGTTACTTGACTGAAAAAAAATTCAGTTACATAGAATCTGCATCACACCCAGATCAAACTTGTATAGGAATAAACAAGGGTGATTATGCTGGAGTAATTTATAAGTATGGTAAAGTCACACCAATTGAAAAAGATGACAAATTGACAATGCAATTTGAATATGATATTATAGAAAACAACGCAATACCTAGAGAAAAATTCAACGATAAGTTTCTTGAACTAATAGGCGATATACTAATGGACATACTTGATGAAAAATATAACACTAACAATACTAGAGAACCTAATAGCAAATGAAGATTATGCTAGAAAAGTTTTACCATTTCTAAAAGAAGAATACTTTCAAGATAGAAATCAAAGAGTTGTCTTTAATGAGATAAATTCGTTTGCATTAAAGTATTCAAAACTTCCTACAAAAACATCTCTAGAAGTTGAACTTGATAATCGAAAAGATTTATCGGAACAACAATATAAAGATATAACAAATATTATTAGCAACTTTACAGAGGACTCAGTTGATAGCGAGTGGTTAACTGATACTACCGAAAAATTCTGTAAAGATAGGGCAATCTATAATGCCGTCGTGGACGGAATCTCTATTATTGAAGGTAGAGATTCCTCACGTAAACCAGACGCACTTCCAAGTCTTTTAACAGACGCACTATCAGTATCTTTTGATAATAGAGTTGGTCATGATTATATTGAAGACGCTTCAGATAGATTTGATTATTTACACCGTAAAGAAGAACGTATACCTTTTGATTTAGAATACTTTAATAAAATTACAAAAGGTGGACTTCCACAAAAAACTTTAAATATCGCACTTGCAGGCACGGGTGTAGGAAAGTCTTTGTTCATGTGTCACATGGCCGCAAACTGTATTAATCAAGGACGAAATGTTCTTTATATAACTTTAGAAATGGCAGAGGAAAGAATCGCAGAGAGAATAGATGCAAATCTTATGAATGTGAGTATGGAGTCACTTCAAGATTTACCAAAACCAATGTATGATGATAAGATTGAGAAGATTATGCAGAAAGTAAAAGGTAAACTTATCATTAAAGAATATCCCACAGCGTCAGCACATACTAATCATTTTCGTTCACTACTACAAGAATTATCCATAAAAAAGAGTTTCAAACCAGAAATAATCTTCATAGATTACTTAAATATATGCGCTTCAAGTCGATTTAAGGGGGGCTCAAACATTAATTCCTATACACTAATCAAATCTATCGCAGAGGAATTAAGAGGTTTAGCAGTTGAAAATAACGTGCCTATAGTGTCCGCTACACAGACTACAAGGGGTGGATATGTATCAACTGATATAGGACTTGAGGATACATCAGAATCATTTGGATTGCCTGCAACAGCAGACTTTATGTTTGCGTTGATATCAACTGAAGAAATGGAAGAATTACAACAAATTACTGTTAAACAATTAAAAAATAGATATAATGATCCTACTGTAAACAAAAGATTTGTATTAGGCATAGACAGATCAAAAATGAAACTATATGATGTAGAACTAAATGCTCAGACTGATTTAGTTGATAGTGGTCAAGAAGATGAGATACCTGCACTTGATAAATCGAATAGTGGAGAGAGGTATGCGAAATTCCAAGAAATTAAAGTCTAGATATTACGTAGATATGGATGATTCCAATCTTAATTATCCTTATAATTGTATAGATATTAAATCAAATGAGGTGGTATGGAACTTTGAATTTGAAGACGATGCACTAGATTGGTGCATGAATCAAAACAAAAAACCAACATTCGGTAAAGATCGAATACCTCCACATATGAGGATGTACAAAACATAAATATATGAGTATTAAATGGGGGAGCGATGTCTATTAGTAGATTTGTACAACAAGTAAGACCTAGAAAAAATTCTTATAAACCCAAACTAATCATTGTTGAGGAAAATCTTTTTGAAGAAGATATTCCAAAAGACATCATGAGAGGTTTGAGTTATGAAAAGTCTGAGAAACAATCAACATCCAAAAGAGATGTTTATATTGTTCGTTCATCAGATAGAGAAACCGATAGAGATGAGATACTAAGAAATCTTAATCAAGCAGGTATCAAGTCATCTTTAGGAACAAGTTCATCATCAGTTGATCCAATTGATGGCATATATCAAAATAGAAGTTTTAGAATTTTTGTAAAACCACTCTCTGGTGGTATGGGTGAAACTACTTTAAATTCAAGTATTACAGAATTATTTCCATTAATCGCATTCGAAAAGAAATTTAATCCAAAAGATATCGTATCATTTCATCAGTTTTTACTTGGTATTGATGTTTCAAAACTAAAGTGTGTTGGTGCAAAAGATATAAAAGCCGCAGAGGAAACAATTAACAAGGCAGATACATCAACTAAGTTTAATGATAAAATGGCAAACGCAATCGGTGTTCTTAAATATATTAAACAAGAAGATAAAAATAAAAAGATAAAAAGTTTGTTTTGGGGATACAGATCAAAGCCTGCAGGTGTGCCAAGTAAACACCCAGGTGATATGTTTATTACTTACAATGATAATAAAATTTTAGGGGTTAGTTTAAAAGCAGGTGGAAAGATAACGTCTGAACCACAACTGAATACTTACATAGGAAAAGTATTTGATGAGTTTAAAGATAGAAACTACGGTAAGTTGATGTCATTGGCATATAAATCAGTGTATTCTAAAATATCTGGTATGCCGCCTGAGAGATCATTTATCAGAGATAGAAAAACAAAAGATATATTAAGAAACTTTGATAAAAAAAATAATGCACAATATGAAAAATTTTACAATGATTATCTTGAAATTATGAGACAAGGTATAATAAAATTATTTAATAAGAATAAAGATAACACAATTAAATATATAAAAACAAATATATTAAGAGATGCACCTGATGTTCCTACTATAGTTATTAAAGCAGTTGGTAGTGATTACGAAGAAGTTACAGATAAAGATCAACTAGGTGTTTTTTTACCACAGGTTAAATTTATTAAAGCCACATCTTCTCAATCATCAAAACAAAATTGGTTCATAGAATTAACATCTGGCCCAGATACTTTAAAAATGAGTATGTCTATTCGTACAAATAAATCAGGTCATGCTGGATTAAAAAAACTAGGACAGTTTAGTCTTGCAGTAAAATATAACGGATTGTCAAAGAAATGATAAAATTTTTAGAAGAACAAGCAGGTAAAAATCTACATCTAGAACATATCGAAGATGAGATCATAAACTTTGGTGTGCCAGGTGGACGAGCTGCAATAAACTTTTTAAGAAGTTTAAGAGACATGTTAGCAGGTGCAAGTAGATCATCTGTAAATATGACTGTTAAATGGGATGGTGCTCCAGCAATATTCGCAGGTATAGACCCAGAGGACGGAAAGTTTTTTGTTGCTAAGAAGTCAGTATTCAATGTTAACCCAAAATTATACAAGACAAACGCAGAGATTGACGCAGATTTATCAGGTGAACTAAATGCAAAATTTAAAGTTGCACTAAAAGAGTTTGCAAAGTTAGGTATCAAAGGAGTTCTTCAAGGTGATCTTATGTTTACTAACGATCTCGAAACTGATACAATAGATGGTGAAAAAGTTTATACATTTCAACCAAATACAATAGTTTATTCAGTGCCAGTAGATTCTGATTTAGGTAAGATTATGAAAAAAGCAAAAATAGGAGTTGTGTGGCACACAACATATTCTGGTAAGACACTGCCAGATATGAAAGCATCTTTTGGTGCAAATATCAGTAATTTAAATAAATCTGCTTCGATTTGGATGGATGATGCGACATATAAAGACGTGTCAGGTAAAGCCACATTCAATGCAAAAGAAACTGCACTGGTTACAAAAACTTTATCAGAGGTAGGAAAAACATTTCAAAAAATAAACGCACCAATGTTAAATAAGTTTCTTAGACTTCAAGAATCTATGACTGGTGCTTTAGCAGGTGCTTCATATAAAACTTACACAAATAGTAAAGTAAGAAGAGGACAAAAGGTAAAAAATGCTAACAGACATGCCGCAGAATATGTCAATTGGGTACAAGATTCAGTTAAAAAACAGACTGATAAAGTAAAAACACCTGCTGGTAAGAAGAAATATGAGAATATATCTAAACAATATACCATAGAAATTAAGAAACATGTAAGAAATCTAACTGAAGTTGTAAAGTTTCAAAACTTTATGATTGATGCAAAAATGCAAATTGTTAGAAAACTAAATAGTGTAAAACAACTAACAGGCACTTTTATACGGACTGATAATGGATATA